TATTTTTGTTTTGAGTATTCCTCTTCAAGATCTTCATAAAAGTCTAACATTTCACAACAGTCTAGTAATTCGGAAAGTGTCCAGTTGTCTCTTATCTCTGTAAAAGAACTCACCTTACATTTATCTGAGAATACTGGCCTCCACATCATCAAATCCCACTGCGTTAGTTCTGTATCTTCTATGAAAGATTTCTGCACCTTAGAGGAAGGAGAGGGGGGTATCGGTACCTCTCCTTCGTAGACGTTAGAGGAGCTTAACCTTTTATAACGCCTTCTATAAAAGCCTTACCATAATTCTCTTCGATAATGAAGTACATTACTTGTAATAAATCAGAGATACTTGCACCAGAGAAGTCACTTTCATAGCTAACTAATTGACCATCTTTCTGTGTCTGTGCTGCTTTTACCATTTCTTCGATTAACTTAGGCACATCATCTTTATCTAAGTTTGCTACCAATAACCCTACTGCTGATTGCATTGCATCAAAGAATTTAGAGTTTTGTTTAGCTGCTAACTGATCGTCTGGTAAATCTACATCTGATTCTGGTTTGGCAATACCTGAAAAGAATGCGGGGATACTCTCACCGAACACTTTAGTAAGGCGAACCATGAACCCTAAACTCTTACCTGTAGCATAAGTGTTAATCTTATATGTACTGTTACCAATTACTTTTTCTTTTGTTTCAATAGCCATTTATTACTCTTTGTCATAATTTAGTGAATAAAAAAGGAGAGGGAGGAAACTTCTCTCCCCAAACCTCTCCTTACAATTTACTAGATCATGGTCTAGCTTTATTATTGTTTTAACAGTCTAAGCTGTTATTATTTGTTAATTGCCACCAACGAACATGGTGCTATTAGCACAACTGATTGTCCACTCACGAGTACCAATCTCTTTACCTTTGGTGATAGTGGCCATCTTGATAATACGAGCGGCATCTGAAGCAAATAAATCTCTACCACTATTATCTTTAACAGTCAAAGGGAATACACCTAACCCTGTAACCCTGTCCGCAATATGCAAAGCTGACAAAGCATCGTTTGAGGGAGATGACGCCATTAAGGTAATAGTCACTGTAGCTAGTGTAGAGGGGTTCATACTCCATGTGGTATGACCATCTGAACTACTGATTGGGGTGAAAGCGTCTTCTACCATTTCAATAGAAACAAAATCACCATCACCGTAGTTCTTAATCTCAGTAGATAGGTTCACTAAGATACTTACTTGTTTTGAATTATATGTATAATTTGACATACTTTTTAGATTCCGGCATTAAGGTTAATAACCACTTCATGTATCGCACCAGCCATGTAAGCTGACACCTTGATACCAGTAACTTTACGCAAGGCACGATCATTGGCACTAATATCTGTTACTTTCGGCATTGTAATTACAGGAGAACGCCCTACGTCATCTGAGAAAATACCAAGGTTCATTGAACGTAATACTGAAGTCCTAATAGCCCCCTCAAGGATTGCAAACCCACGTTCAGTGAATGGAATCTTCGGTGAGTTAATTAGTGCACTATATACACTTACTTGAATATCACTTGCTGCGAAATCAAGGTCGCGAATCAAATCATCAAAACTGCCATCACCCATTGTTGGGCTGTGGATAGTGTTTTGACCACCACGAGGAATGAACACTGCTGTATTCTTAGCCTTAGCATTTGTGATCTGTGTTGCTGTTAGATTGTCTACTGTTACACCAGAGAGCTTCTTGAACTCCATAGTGGCAGAGCCAGCTTCATAACCAAACATCACACCAAGGTAAGCTGCTTCTGGAAACTGAGTATCCGCGTTACCACCATAGATGAAACCAGCACGATCATACCCGTTGGTTTTAAATGCTTTAGCAGCAGAGGTGGTATCAGCAGATTCAGACTGGTTGATGATGTTAGTATCTTCATCTGAAGTTTTGTAAAACTTACGAGCACTCTGAGCAAATGCAGCAATCTCTAACTGGTCAGCTTTAGTGTGGGTATATGCAGTTAAACCGTACCAATCATTGTTCTCTAGCATTACTGCATTGAGGGCATCTGTGAGAGATTCTGTGGTGGTATAAACTGGAGTTAAGTTAGTGGTTGCTTTAACGCTGAAAGGTACACCACCAACATCAGCAGTAAGGATAAGAGTAGTAGTGCCAGAAGCAGTAACAGGCTCAGAACCACCGTTAATAGCTGCAATAAGGCCAGTAACGATCTCAGCAGCAGTTGCAGAAGCATCTGAGATAAATGAGAAAAGAGTTCCATTTAAAGTTACCGAGTAGGTTGTGCTGTTTGCAACCACTGGTGTGTATGTAACAATTGTTGTATCTTGACGACCTATTGCAAAAGCATCTACAGCAGGCTCTTGACTGAATGTAGCTTGTGCAGCTTTATATTCATCAGAAGTGGTTGCGAAATCTGCTCCGACCTCTGCAATATCTGCATACACTTTATATCGAGATGTGAAACCTCTGTGCTTACCTAAGAACATAGCTAAGCTGTAACCTGCAACAGTGACAGCGGATGTATTACGATCCACATTGACTGTAACGGCTGTGTTAATTGAAGCCATTATTATTACCCTTTGTTTTATTAAATATCGTATTCTTCGGTATCTGTGTAAAGTACAGTTCCGGTTTCACCAATAACTTCGTGAGTGATTTCAATCTTATCAATAAAGTCAATTTCATCTGTATCTGAAACTGTTATGTTAAAGTAAACATTGAATTGGTGGCGTTGTTCCCATCCTGTAGCTAATCTGTAGGGTGTGTGTCTTACTACATCCTTACTTAGATACGCTAATCCGAGAACTTCAAAAGAGTCTAGGTAGAATGATTTATTGAATTGGTGAGCTAAATCTACTGCAAGTTGATCTGACTTAATACCTACAGTTAAAATGTTAAGAGTAACCTTCCAAAGAGAGTCGGTAGCGTAGTCAACTGAGTCTAAATCCTCATCAACATATTGTTCCCATTGCTCTCCTTGTTGTTTCCAATCAGTTAATCTGTAACTAACCCAATTATCTTCTGGGGGATTACTCTGACCTTGTTGGAGGATAGGAATATCCACAGGGACTCTTAGTCTAAGTATCTTTGCTATTTCTTCGTGAAGATAATCAATATTTATCATTAGATATCTCCAACCCTATAAGTAAGCTCTGATATTAAGTTAGGCTCTTCTCCATCTCGACTACCGTACTCTAATGGGTCATTGAAACCTTTTACCTTCACCCACTCGTCTTTATTAGGAGGATGTTGAACATCATCAATGTTTTTAGCTATTTGTTTAGCAGCTTTATTACCTATACTAGAAGCCCACTGAGTGACAGATGTACTACCTAGTCTATCCATTTCACTCGCTACAATCTTTTCTACTTGAGATGCTTTACTCTCAGATAACATAAATGTATCTTTCCAAGCAGACCAGTAGTGCAAGTGACTAGCAATCTCACCAACACTATCTCCCTCGTTCATCCAATGCTCTTTGCTGTTGATATATCCAACATTCACAGAGTTTTGTTTAAGTTGTTTACGAAGTTTATCAAGACCACTCATGTCTATCTTAGTGCTTGTTTTTACTTTAATCATTCAAGTCACCTAAGTAAGAAGTTGTAAATCTTTAGTATCTATCTGTACAGCATAAGCCTCTCTAGCTGTATAACCACTAACATTATTCCAACCCCCCATCTTAAAAACCCTGTAGTTGGAGCCATCGTAAACAAACTCATCGGATTCTTCAGGTTGTTGACTATTGTGCTCTCTCAGCACTTCATTCGTGAGTATTCGAATTACTTTCCTATCCCTTAGTGCTTCTGGAAGGATTGCAATGATGTCTCGTTTTATACAGGGAGTTACCAATGCTTCTACTTGTACTTCTGTGGGAGTAGGTCTAACATATTTACCATTAACTATTGTTGCTACCCCATAACGTCTAACAGTATGTGGTCTGGTTTTAATCAATTGAAAGGATATACGGGAACGCATATTCACATCCTTTCTTATCTTGGTATAACCAATTAGTTATATTAGGATTATCTGGATCGGCAGCAGATGCTATTAACGACTCTACGGACACTCCAGCAGCCCAAGGCATAATACCTGTAGGAAGTACACTGAATAACGTCTTATCATCTAGGAAGGCTTGTGCAGCCTTAATATAGTTCTTACCAAAGTCACTCCACATCTCCACATCACCAAATACTTCTTTAGTATTAAAGCTGGAAATGTAGTACATGACTGAGCGTGTAGCCCATCTTGCAGCTTGAAGAACGTCATCATTGCACATGTCAAGATAACCTTGGATTTCTTCATCAGTTAAGATGTAGAATCCTTCTTCAAACACTGGTAATCTGCCGTTGTCCTGAGTAATCAGGCGAATCATTTCAATATTACTTAGAGCCATAATATGTCCTCAAGAGAGGGCATTTCTGCCCTGTTCTTACACTACTGTGGTATTTGAGTAGATAAGAGTAATCGTACCATTTACCACAACAGAGTCATTACCAGCACTACCAGCATCAGGACATGCAAAGTTTAAGTAGACATCTTTAGCTGTAGAAGTACCATCCAGATAAACAACACCAGTAGCTACTTTGGTGAAAGTACCTGCACCAGCAGTAAGAGTAGCTGTAGTAGAAGAAGCAATGTCAGCTTCAGTTGAAGTTAAGGTTGCATCAGCAGCAGCAGCCACAGTACCAAGAGATGCTACAAGAGCAGCGGTAGCTGTAAGGTTAGTGCCTAGACGGGCAGTGGTAAGGTTTACGCGAAGATTGTCAATCGCAACATTACCTTGTTGGAAACCGTAGATACGAATACCACCACCAGCGCCAGATGCACCAGCATCAGTAAGAGGTACAGGAGTGTTTACAAAAGTAAGAGTAACTTGTTCACTGCCACCTACTAGGGTTTTAGCTGAAACGCCTGTTGGTAAAGCTGTACGTGAAGTTGGGGTATGTTTAATTCGTTTCAGATTATCGAAAGTGCCATTTTTAATAGGGAGCATGATGTGTACCTTAGTTGTTTATGATTATTGTAAAACCACCTAGAATTAAGTAGCTTTAGAATAATAGGGGATTTCTCCCCTATCAAATACGTGGATTAAACGTATTGAGCAGTCAACTTAACGATTGCTTTAGGCCACAAAGTACCAACCAAGAAGTTACTCTCGTAAGAGAAATTCACAGCAGTACGATCTGCTTCCATCTTCTCGAAGTAGTACTCTTCTTGTGCTGGACTGTTGATAGTGTCAAAAGTCAAGTCAGAAGGAGCGAAGAAGATTTTAAACAGATCAGGCAAGTCAGTTGGGAACAAGCGAGCTTCATTCAATGGCATTTCATCGGTAGAATCTACACGAATCCACATTACACCACCAAGAGACAACACTTGGTAACGAGCATTCAAGTTCACACCTTGAGTACCGAGGATACCAGTAAGAATCTCAATTGATTGGGTATCCAACAAGTGTTTACCAAGATCAATGGTGTAAGGGTGACGAGCTAAGCTATCAAACAAAGTACGACCAGCAAAAGCAACATAAGAATTTGGTACGAAACCACCCTTGAAGTTGTCAGCGATGTCGTCTTTAGCTGCTTGGATAGAAACTAGAGGGTCTTCAGTTTGACGCAAGTCTAAAGTCAATTCTGAACGAGACACACCGAAAGCAGTGTAGTAGTTATTCACTACAGTACCGTTTGGAGCGTAGGCAGTACCGTCTTTAATCAAACCCATCATTGCAGCACTATGAGTGTTTGCGATAGTTTGACGAGCACGTTCTTTCTTCTTGTCAACAAAACGTTCAACAGTTTGTGAGCGTGTCTGCAACATGAAGTCATCCCAATCAACTTTACCGTTAATGTCGTTAGGACGAATAGCATCTTCTACTGCAAAGTGAGGAACTTCCAAACGCAAAGTCTTTTTGCTATCAGTACCTACGTTCTTTAAACGAGTACCCCAAGGAATGTCTACCATTTTGTAGTCATTTACAGTGGTAACTGGGAGGATAGCAGTGTTAGTTTCTAAATACTCAGGTGAAAACAAACCTAAGTTACCAGCAAGGTTACGACGAACTGGGATATACTCAACACCAGCGGTTAAGTTAATCCATTCATTACTGTTTAGTGGATCTGTAATACGTGGCATATTATTTTATTCTCTTTATAGTCTAGTTATAATTAAGGAGCGATAGCAGTCAATGAGCCTTCGATCAGAACATTCTGCAAAGCTAATAGACGACCAAGAGAGGCAATGTTTGCATCAGAAACAGCCCCAAATGTGCCAGCAACAGCAGCTTTAACAGCAGCAGCTTTAACACGAGCATTACGGGTAATCAACAGTGCTGATTTAGGAGTAGCAGTAACGAAGGTTACAGTCTCAGAAGGTTCAAAATCATCACCAATAAGAATTGCATAATCATTAGTAGTTGCAATGTCACCAGAGGCATCTACGAAGTCCCATACAGCAGTAGCATCAGTACCTTTAGCGCGGAATACAATAGCACCTTGAGAGAAAGTACCACCAGTGGTAGCAGTAACAGTGCCTACATCACGAGAAACATAGACAGCACCGTCAACTTGTTCAGCAAGAATTACGTCAGTGTAGCGTGGGTCAGACAAAGTAGTCAGAGTTGGTTGAGTAGCCATTATTATTTAGCACCTTTTTTAGAGTATTTATTTTTTAAACGTGCTTCTTGAGCAGCGTTA